GAAACAATAACATTGTCAGAAATGCTGACATTTTTGGGAGAGCCGTCACTATCATTGATAATGTAGATGCCCTTATCTCCGGTTGTATTTATTGTGCTTGTATCAAATGTCGATGGATCAGAATACACAATAGCGTTATCAGAATGGGCCGCCGCAGTTGTACTACTTGCTCCTCTCGTTGCGCCTGTTAGGCTGTTAGTGCTTTTGCCTGTGTATGTAATGATCTCCGCATCAATTTTGATTGTGCCAGAAGTTGGAAAGCCAGACGCATCAAGCAATGGAATAGTTGTTGCTGAGTCAGTTAACGCACCATCAAGCGTGGTTTCACTGCGATCGTGTCTACCAAACATGATGTTGCCGGAAATGTTTGCACCAGACGACAGTGAGTAGTAAGCAATGCCACCGCCAACATTTCTAAATGAATTACCAGTAGCAACAAAGTTATCGCTTTCGTTTTCAACGTGGATGCAACAATCATCTGTTCTGTCTAAATCAATAAATTGACAGCCTATGATTGATAGACTGCGACAACCATCAGTACCCAATACAGTACAGCGGTCTTCTGACCAAGTGCCCTGATGGCCTTCAAACAAACAATTGCTTACCCGAACATTGTCCCACCCAACTTTTGCACCAGAAGTTGCAAAGTCAGTGTTAAATATTAATGCTCGTGTGCCCATGTTTAAAAATGAGCAATTGGATATCGTGCAATCTTCAGCCGTATTTCCATTAGTGCCAAACGCATTACCCGTAAACATACCGATACGTAGCTTTTCAAGCGTACAGCCTTCCATTCTCCAGCGACGAATATTCGTATTGTCACCAAACTTAATGCCATGATTTTCTGGCAAGCTGTCCGTATCTAATGAATTTCCGCCAAATACGTGGACGTTCTTCATTACAAAGTCGTTGATATACCCAAGCGAATCATCGTGGGTCACTAATATCGTGACATCGCCTGTGCTAGTGTTACGAGAGTCAATGTATAGAGATTCAAGGGTGACACTGCTAGACGCCACTCGGAGACCTTGTGATACGGTGTCAATGTCAAATCGCAGAATAGATGTTGGGCCATCACCAAAAATACGGCATGGACTATCCACTCGTATTTGAGTGTCATCAATTAAGTAAGTCCCAGAGGGTACATATAGAGAGCCATTCGCCGCCGCATTAACAGCATTCTGAAATGCAGTGCTGTCGTCAGTAACACCATCGCCAACGGCACCAAAGTCCTTGACGCTAACGCTCTCTCTTAGCTTGGTCTGTACTGTAGTATCTACTGCGCCAGTACCAGCAGGAGTAAAAGTAACGTTTTCGGCAGTTGCAACAGGATCTACAAAGTTAACGTCATAATCTGTGTTAGATGCTTTAGAAAGAACTTGTCCTGTTGTACCGCCAGCAGGAATACCACCTAGAAATGAAGAAGCGCCTGAGAAGTCTACTACTCCCGTCGCTGTTAAGTCGGCAGTTGTGACTTCACCAGTAAATGTAGGACTAGCTGTGTCAGCTTTAGATGCGATAGCAATAGCAATATCGTCAAACTCTTTTTCAAACTCTGAACCGCGAATAATCTTTCCAGAGTCACCAGAGGGTAGCGTATCTTTAGCTGCAAAGTCTGTAGTTTTAGTATAGTTTGACATTTAATTTTCCTATTGCAGAAAAAGAAAAGAAAGGAAAAGGGGCCATTGCTGACCCCCTAATGTACTTATGCGTCGTAGACAGCAAGTACAAGACCAGCTTCAGGACGGTATACCTGAACGCCGTACAGAGTGTCAGCAGTGTACAGAGTTGAGAGGTACTCCTGCTTGTACTGAGTCTGTGAACGTACAGACATCTGCTCTGCGTGGACAAGAGCGTCCTTCTGCATGAGGATACAACCACGTACATTAGCCTCAAGAGTTGGGCAGTTAGATGAAACGTAAACGTCTACACCGTAAAGGTTGCCGATAAGACCAGTGTTAACAGTCTGTCCTGATACGAAGTCAGAAGACGAGAACCGCTCAGTGCCCATGATGGTGTTACGTACTACTGGAGGAACAATAATGCAACGTCCGTCCATTGGTACGTCAGCATCGTCGAGAAGCTGAATAGCCTGACGGAAACCAGCGTCGGTGAAGTTATCACCAGCAGCTACGTCATGTGCGCCACCGTTAGCATCAAACAAACTTAATGGAGTACCACCTGTTGCGGCGGCATCAAAAAAGTATGAGTTGCTATTTTCCCAATCAGCACCAGAAGGCGCAGCAAGGTCAAGAGTACCGTCACCAAAACCAGTAGCAGCATTCATAAGGTCAGTATCAACCTTAAGTGCCAACTGATAACCAGCATCTTCAGTGTAGAACTGACGGAGGCTGTTAAGTGCTTGTACTTCTACGATGTCCTCAATGAAGCGTGAGTATTCAAAGTGACGATCAACAGTAACCTGCAATTCACCTTCTACGTTTGCTTGGATGTTGACAGCAGTGTCAGCAACCTTTGCAGAAGCAGCGCCACGGATGGGCTTAGGAATGTGAATTACATCGCCTTTCTTACCTGTCATTGGCAGCTTCTTAACAAGCGGAGCCATCTTCAGGTTCTTTTGATATGCAGCAATTACTTCGTCACTCCAGATTTCTGGAATGAAAGTAGCAGCAGCAGTTTTGTTGACGATACTTCCGCCGCCAACCGTACCGGGATAAGTTTGAGTAGCCATGATAATCTCCTAGATTATTTTACGCGACCCTCCGCATACGCTGCCATGATCTCATCGGCTAATGCTGTATAACGGTCTGGGTCTGTTCTCATAAGTTTAATAATATCGGCCCGTCGATATACTTTCTTCCTAGTCCCTTCAGCGCTTCCTCGTGCATTACCTGTATTAGCTGCCTTGAGTTGTTGCTTACGTGCCTGTTTTTCAACATCGGCAGTTTGTTGAGTCACTGCTTTACGTTCTTTCCAGAGTGTAAACAGTTCATCAGCAGAGTCAGCATCATACTGCTGGTCAGCGGCTACAAATAATTGAGTCCTAATCTTTGAAGCTTTAATCCACTCAGCAAACTTGGGATCACCAAGGATATCTTTCATGTCTGGGTGTTTAGTATTGAGAGTAGCTAACGCAGCTTGTTGCTTATACTGCGATGAATACTGCTCTGCTTCTCGAATCTTAGGATGATTCTCAATTGCACGATTAACAGCACCTTGTGGATCAGTGAAGTAATCTATATCTTCTTCAGGCTCAACGTTTTGTTGAGGTGCTTGAGTTGGTGTCTGACTAGCAATGTAATCATCCACTACTTTACGAAGTTCGCCTACTTCACCGGACTGACGACCTAAAAGCTTTTCAGCTTCTTGGTGCATCTGTACGACTTCTTCTAAAGACTTACCTTGGTACTTCTCTGGAATAGTAGGTTGCTCTTGAGGTTGTTCAGTTTCTTCTTCTTCTACAAGCTGAGTCTCAACTGCTTCTTCGTTTATATCGTCCACGTTATCCATTTCTGGTTGTGGGTCAACTAATGTTGCTCTTGACATTATTAATCTCCGTGATTATAATCATTATGGAGTTATTGTTTACTACCTGCTTTTTCGTGCTCTCGTACCCATTTCATATGAGCACCGGGGAATGAACCATCGGACCCATTTAGGTGAAAGGACGGGGCAGATACCATCCTTGTAGAAACAGCGCCACATATTTTGCACCTATGTTCTGTGACAGTAGATTCTACAAATTCTTCATGTACGTGTCCGTTAGGACAACGAAAGTCAAATACTTTAAACATAAATCTCTTCTTGTTCTTCAGCTTCTGCTTGATCTCTAGTAGCTTGAATAGTAGCTTCTAGGTTTAGTATTGTTGCAAAAGCTGCAAGTTGACCTTTACGAAAGAAGAGTTCTTCTACATCTTTAACAGTCTGTACATCAGATAACTGTTTGGTAGTTACAGAGATTTCTTCTAAGAGTTGTTTGAAGCCTTCGTTATTAAATAATTGATTAAAATTATTAAAGTAAGTTTCAAGCTCTGGTGTCATAGTATCTCTTTTGTTTACTATATATTAATAGTATATCATATTTTAAAACAGTTGTCAAGCTTTTTTTGTAGTTTTTCTTCTACGTCCAGAAGCTGTGACTGCGTGTGCTATTTTAGCTGGTCCTGTTTTACGACGCGCAGAAGAAGCTTTTTCAGCCTTTGTCATCTTAGCTGCGACTGCTTTAGGACGACAAGAAGGGTACGGACGCTCAGACTCACCCTTCTTTGCAGACTTACGTCCACAGGGTTTACCTGTCTTAACGTCTACCCACTCCTCCTTAAACCACTTAGTTAGTCCGCCAGTGGGTTTCTTTTTAGTTACTCGCTTACGTACTTGATTTGGTTTAGGCATAAGTACCGCCACGTTTCTTATACTCACGAGTCAACCATGCTGAAGCATACGCAGAAGGCCATACATCAAATTTACGTTTAGCTTCTGCTTTGACTCTAGCGTACAATGCCTTGTTCTTAGGCGTAGGTCCAGACTTCTTAGGCTTGCTCTTTGCTTTAGCCATGACTACTTCTTCTTCTTTTTGTTTTTCTTGTTAGTTGCAGTACGTTTACCACGTTTAGGTAAACTTACATTTGATTTATATCTGGGCATAACGCTCTCCTTACTTTTTATGAACCTTTTGAACTGCAAAGTTAGCTGACTTAGACGCACCTTTGTGTGGCTTGTAGCCGTCTGTTGGGTCTTTCATCAGCTTGTATTCTTTACCGGACTTCATCCAGTGATAGCCTTTAGGTGCATTAACCTTCACAGTTAACTCCTTACTTGATAGTAGTCTTCAATTGTACACC